ATTATCATCCATATAACCAACAGGATAATTTTCCATTGATGGTTCTCCAACAGCAGGGAATGGTTGAGGAGAGCTATTTGATGTCAAGTTTAACAAGAAAAGTAGATACTGTAAAGTCATACTCACTGAAAGATATGAGCACATCCTGACCATTAACTCAGTCTTGTTGCGAGTGCAGCAATACTTAAAGATAAGTAAGAGATACACAATGGACCACAAATTCGCTTTCATCATCAGTGAAACAAAAAGTAGGAAGATAATGACTGATTCCAAGAAGAGTTGAACACCTTTATAGAAGCTTATTCTGTACTTTCTGTCCACATTTTCTTTTAAGTTTTAGCGAAGAGCTTCAACCTTGAATTCTTTCAGAACTGGAACACTCTCATAATCAATATTTTTCTCTTGGAGTAATCTCTTGGTTTAATCATCTAAATTGAGGGTTTTAGCTTGACAATCTAACTACACGCTAAACTTAACTGTCTCAACCATTCTTTGGCCTACTTTGTATGGCACAAAGTCTCCAAAGAGTGAATTTTGGAACTTGATTTCTTTTTATGTGTTCTCGATTCCAAGGCCTTTTAGCATTTCGTTTTGCATAGTTTAAACTCTTTTCTCTTCGAGCACCTGTTTTTCATAGGTCTAGTGCACCATTTGTTTCTTGAGGTCATCAAAATCATTCATGAAGTAGTGCTTTCTATAATTTTCAGGATCATATTTTGGGTTGACAATATCCCAATCGTATCTCAAAGCCTCTCTTCTTTGATCAAGCTCAGCAAACTTCTGAAGTTTGAAGTGAGTGCATCCAAATCTATTTTTAAGCCAGTTGATGGCAACTCTCTCGATTGCAAGTCCCAGTAGAAGTAAACCAATCATCAAGAGCTCACCATCTTACTGATAAATGCCCATGTAGAACAAAGCAAGTGTGATTTAATCCCACTATCTTCTCTGTTCTTTATCTAGATGCATCAATTTGATTTTCTCGATCAAAGGTGATGGATACATGAGCAATGCTCCCAAAATGAGTACTAAAAACATTTGTCCCCAAACTCTTCTCCTTGATGAAAGGAACTCAAAGAATGCTTCTTTTTTGTATCTCTTGGTGACCAATCTAGCCATCTTGACATCAGTCTATGACTACACACTGCTTATTTTCTGGATAATCTATGTTTGCTTTTGCCAAGGTAGAGCCTGCGCCTTCATCCGGTGTACAAGCTGATTCAGCCATCATAAAGCGGAAAACAAGTTGTTGACCAATGAGGGCGTGAATTGCTTCCATGTCAGATGCAATGTAGTTTACAGTAACTTCAAGTGTAGGTGCATCGGACTGGCCTTGTACCTGAGAAGAAGTGTTTTGACCATAAACAGGTACGTTTACGATGTTTGCAGGTGTACCGATAGACGGGAATTCCCGTACGGAAGGCATGCGCACATGATCTGCGTCTGCTGTACCTGGAGTTGTCCCAACAAACAAAGCGGCGCATTCTGCGGCTGTGTCTGTACTGGCTGGGATCGTGCCTTTAAAGAAATCAAGGTAGGTAAAAATACCCGCACCAAGAGTTGAAATATGAGCCATTTGTTATTCTCCGTATATTTTAAATGGTATTATGTAACTTGCGCTATAAAGCGACTTGTTATATGGGTCTAGCCCTTCCACATTCAGATAAGATGTAGCAAGCTCTGTGCCATTAGCTAGTTTTTTGTTTTCAAGATTAATGTCGAGAATATCTGAGATAGCCATGATGCGAGATTGCCCTTCACCAGCTTTAACAAAGATTTTAACTACAATTAGTCCATTTAAGCTTTTAATGCCGCCGTGAGCGAGTTGGTCACTTGAACTGGGTAACACATTTAATCTACAGAATTCAGTTTCAGTACTAATTGTACCTTGGTAGTTGTCAGGATAAACATCTATGTTGTTTAATATCCAAGTTTCAGAAGCAAAAACAGCTTCAATGTCGTCTAAAACATTGTCATACATTTTATGCTTCCTTCACTAGGATTGCTTCAATAGTAAAACCATTGTCACTATAATCAATAATATTATATACCTTTTCGTTTACAGTTAAAGTGTCATAAACAGAAAGATTTACCCCAGATCGCAACATTGCAGTAACTGTAAACCCATCACCAGAGGGCTTTTGAGTTGACTGAATAATTACATCTACAACAATGCTTCCAGAAGTACTGATAGTACTACGAGTAGCAAAATCATAACCTGAAACAGATTTTGAAGAAAGTGTCCCTTGTTTAACCAAGTCTCCTGCAGCAGCAAATGCCTTATTAACGGCAGTAGTTACTTTAGCAGAAAGTGACATTAATTATTCCTCCACCAACCAGCACCTACACCTGTAGCACCTCTTCGAATAAGTGGACGAAGGGGTTTAATAACAAAGTTTGGCGTAATAGAAATTCGAGTAACATCATTGTTTGAATCACTTAAACTAATATTACCAATACTAATACTTTCGTATGTTTGTGTTGTTTGAGCCAATAAGTCTTCATTATTTAGTAAGTGTAGAGCTTGCTCGTAAACCGCTATCTTTACTGCGTTAGGTATTTCAGTAGTTGAAAATGTAACTTGTAATCCTAGTCGATTATCATAGTAAAGAGCGTTTTTACGAGGCCATGCAAGAGCTTGGGAAGGACTAACAGCGGAGCCAATCCACGGATTGTTGTCAATAATTTGTGTAGCAGTAACTAGTGCGTCTTCACGAGTTGCTTCTGTAGCTGTATCCCAGCTTGCAGAATCAATACGGGTTTCAAAGTATTCACTAGCATCTGTTATTTCTACATAACTATTAGTATTAAGAACTAAAGCCATTAGTCCCTCCTAGCTTAATTATGAGTGGTAAACAGGCAAGATGCCAAGGTTTAGTGCATCCATTTTACGAGTATACGAAGCAGAAGCAGCGTAGTTAGCGTTGGTTGCGAATGCGTTGGTTGCGCCAGCCCAGTCATAACCCATTGGGTGCATGATAAAGCCATAACGATACCAGATGTTTGTAGAACCACCACCAGTGTAAGCAGCCGCATTGCGGTCAACTTCAACAGGAGTAGGTGTGTTCACAGGTGCAAAAGAAACAGAACCCGGCTTCAAGATGAAAGAACACTTAGAAGACTGTGCGTTCAAGTCACCAGAGGCTGGTGTAATTGTTTGGCTTGCACGAGTCATGATCAAGCGGAATTTACCACCGAATACTGTTGAGAACTCAAGGTTGCCATCAGTTACGGTTGTGTCATCTACCAAGTTAGCCGCACGCATTTCGGCCATAACTTCAGGAGAAGTTGCTAGATACATGAAGTCTGGCTCATGGTCTTTATAGGCCATGCCGATTGCTTTAAAGAGGCGCTCACCACGAGCAGCACCAATAGCAGAGGAGTCAAACAGTTTACGCTCATCAGAGGAACCTGTTGCTGCTGCGCCAAAGTCGCCAGCTGCGTTAACGTCTACAAAGAAGCCTGTGTTAGCTGCGTCTGCGTCTGTATCGAAAGAAACGATACCGCCGTTACCAGTACCACCAGCGTCACCAAGAGCAACTTCGTGGGCTGCAACACCTTTAAGAACAGACAACAAAGCATTACCTTCGTCATCGCCACGTACTTGTGCAAAGTCACGGGCAATCTTTGCAAGACCGTCTTGCTTAGATACAACTTCTTGCAAGTTAACTTGTTGTGCACCAAAGGTACGAACAGTCTTGACATAGTTGGCAATGTCAGTTGTGATGTCGGTGTAAGTACCGTCTGTTGCAGAAGACAATGATGGAACATTGATATTTGCCGACAGTGGTTTGTACCAACGGAACTGACCAATAAAGGATTCGCCATCAGCGTTGATGTCGTCACGTTGACCAACGATGCCTGTTGAGTTTAGTTTCTTTTCAGTTGTGTAAGCTTCGTCTGCATAAGCAGAGATTGCGAGAGCTACATTTTGAAAGTCTGTATTTGTAATAGCCATGATTTATTTCCTTGTGGTAACTATTATATATTAATAAGAGTAATTGCCTAATTGACCTTTTGAGGCCAAGGCGAGAACTTCCTCTGTTGTCATTTCACCAATAGTTTTCTTTTGTTCCATTGATGGAATGCCAGAATTATTTGAAGTGCCAGCACCAGTATTGGCCTTAACACGAAACAGAAATGAATTATCTTCGTTTTTAGAATAAGCTGTAATAAAGTCCTTAATATTAGTTCCTGTTTTATGAACCCAAAGACCATCATCATTCTGAACGAGTTGCTCAACAATATCACGATAGGCCATTTGACGACTGCGCTCATTTCGGAATTCTAGGCTTCCAAGCGCTGAATTAACTACGCTATCACGGTTAAGCTTTACGTTTTCTTCTTCGAACACTTTTAGCTTAGCCTGAGCCTCTGCTAGCTTCATTTCTAAAGCTTCTTGCAGTTTACCTTCTTCTTCTAGGCGTTGGATTTGTTCTTGCTTTTGTTTTTGCTCAATCTCAACTGCCTTTTTAAGAGCTTCGTCTCGCTCACTTGCCATGCGATCCATATTGGATTTCATTTTGGCAAGTCTCTCTTGGACTTCACGTTCAATCGGATCTACCTCACTATCAGTATCAGCGACAGTTTCCTCATGAACAGTTTCTTGTTCTTGAGTCTCATTGGACTCTTCGTTTGCAGTTACTTCTTCAACTACTTTATTTTCTTCACTCATTCTTTTTCCTTCCAAGCACAGCTTGAGTTATATTTTATGTTAAGAGTTACAAACTCTAATTAAAGTCGCATAGGCTATTACAAATAACTATGGACCAATTCCATACCAGTCCTCACCTTCACGGATTGGAGCTAATATGTCTTTTCTAGTAATCTTATTAGGAGGATCAATAAGACCCAACTCTCTTGCTTTATTTAAGAGTTCATTGTAAGATTTTCTTGAAAGACCTTCTTTTCGCATTTCACGCAAGGTCTTCCTAATAGTATCACCTTCAAGAGCATCAGCATAGATGGTCCTTAAAGCAGTTTTAGCACGATTTGCTTCCGATATGTTAGTAAAGAAAGCATCGTGAATCGTAGCAGTATCGACGCCATTTTTACGCCCCCATAAATGGAAGCGCCGTACGATAGCAGCGTCATTGCTGTGATTTCCGTTAACACCTAATCCAATTCGTGCATCATTAAGAGAACCTTTACCTAAAAGTTTTCCATCTTCTGCACTTGATTCATAAATGTTAGAAATTCTTCGACCCGAAATTGAGTCATTAAAGTCTACACGCTCTTGTATCTTTGGACGATACCTTTGCATCATAACTTTACCGTCAAAAGTAACCCAAGGAATATCTACCTTTTTGGTGTCTTGAACATAAGCAGTTGCAACTTGTTTCCAATAGTTTATAAAGTTATCGGTTACGGGTGCTCTCTGCGCAAGGTTCTTAGACATAATCCTTGAGACTTCTGAGAATTCTTTTGGGCCTATTATCCCTCTTCGAGAGCTAGTAAGCTTTCTTACAAAGTCAGCAGTATCTGGATGGATATCCGCTGCTTGTTTTAGTAGTGTTCT